TCCTTGGCTTGTCATCCAGCGCCGCTCGCTCCGCCGGCTGATCCACGGCGGCCGCCTCGATGTCGCGAACTTCCTCGACGACACCTCGAGCAACGAAGATGCGGGCCATTCCGTCGGCCCAGTTGTCGAACACCTGCCCCTTCTTGTATCCACGGAACGTCTTGAGGACTCTTACCTTCATCCCACGACCCCCCATGCCTTCTCCGGCGCCTTCTGCTTGCTCCAGTAGTCGCTCGTGTGCTGCTGAATCTTGCACCCCTCAACCTCTCGCGAGGGCCATGTGACCATCAGCTCGGCGTGGCCGACAGAAACGTGGGTCGCGATGCCGAGCTTGTTGCCGGCCTTGGAGAACTGGCGCCAGAAGTAGATGTCTTCATCGCAGTGACCCCCATCGAACATTCCCTTGTCATTAGCCGAGGCAATGAACCAGGGCTTCGGCATCTTTCTGATGGCTTCGGTGCGGAGGAACGTGCAGCCGAAGTGCGCCGTCTCGACGGGCTGGACTGACTTCTTGAACCAGTCCTCTGCAACGACCGTCTTGTCGTCTGGGCTGATGCCGTGCGGGGCGAACATCACGGCGTCCGACTCGCGCTTCACCTGAAGCGGCGCGATCGCGTCCATGCCGGAGTGCATCAAGAGCGTCAGCAGGGCTTCGACGGTGTGCTTATTGAAGATTGTGTCGTAGTCGATCGTCAGGATGACGTCGTGCGTGTCTACGACGCCCTCGATGGCCCTCTGGAGGCATTGCCCCCAGAAGGCTCCGGTGATTTTGATGGGAGAGATGCCGTGAGGCGCAAGCGCAGAGGCGACACAGAAGAAGTTGTCGCTGAACGTCAGCCGCGGCGTGCTCATCACGCACGCGACTTTGACCTCTGCTTCGCACTGGCCGACGCGGACAAGCATATATATCGCTCCTGGGGTTAGGAGCGGGCGCGCTTCCTTGCGCCTTTGTCGGCCGTCATTGGCCGTCCCGCGTATACGGGATCAGCCAACGACCTTGACCAGCACGCCAGCGTCCGTCGCCGAATCAGCAGACACCTCGCCGCGGCTGAGTCGAGCCGAGATCGCCACGGTGGCCGAAGCGCCGGGGGTGTAGGACACCCGCAGGTAACGCTTCTTCGCCTTCGTGTCGACGTCGAGCTTGACGATCGAGGTCGAGCTGGTACCGGCAGCGGAGATCGCTGGGACCGTGAAGCCGCCCGTCCCGCCGGCCACGAGGGCCGTCACGTTCGAGTAGCTCGCGGTCGTGTCACCTTCCTCGACCTTCAGCACGTTCGAGAAAGTCGTCGAGGCGTTGCTCGCCCGCATGACCGTGACGCTGGCGTGGTCGTAGCCAAGCGTGTCGATCGTGAGGGTCGCCGTGGCGGTAGCGCCAACGGCAGCCGAGGGGACGTCAGCGACAACCTTATCGTTCTGGGCGTGAACCATAGCTAGGTAGCTCCTGTTATCACGAGGCAGCGGTACGGAGGGCGACCACAGGGCCGACTTCCGAGGTGCTGCCGAGGGAGTGGTGGTTGATGTCGAACCGCATCGTGCCTTGCAGGAGGAGCTGGTCGGTGGTCGCGTAGACCTGATCGAACAGCCGCACCGAGAAGTCACGCCGACGGGCGTAGATCGAGGACAGGCCGAGGTTCCCGAAGAGAACCTTCACCTTGCTGGTGTCCGCGCCGAGGGTGCTGTTCATCACATGCACCATCGAGACGGGATATCCGAGCCAGCTTTCCGAGACGCCGCCGGAGACGGTCTCGGCGGTGTTGCCGCCGGCCGCGTACTTCAGGCGGGCGATCGAGGCCGCGTAGCCGGCCGGGCTCACATACCACCGAGCGCCCTGGCGGGCGTAGATGGGCAGCTTGCCGATGACGCCGAGGAAATCCTCGATGTCCAGTGTCTCGAAGCTGGTGTTGCCGGTGGCGGCCGTCACCATCGACGCCGTGTAGGACGACTCGGCGATCTTCGTGACCAGGCCGCGGATGCCGCCGTAGTCGGAGGTGCCGTCACCGAGCCAGCCGCAGAGGTCGATCTTGTAGGCCAGGCTCGTCGCGAACTCGGCCGTCACCTGATCGGCCATCGACACCAGGGCGTCTTCGACGACCTCCGAGCTCATGCGGCAGCTCACTGCGAGCTTCTTCGCCACGAGAGCCACGTTGCCGTAGGTCGGCTCCGATTCGTTGACGGCCGAGCCTTCGCCGATGAAGTAGGCGCTGGTGCCGGTCAGCCTCTTCGGAATCGTCATCGTGTCGCGGGTCATCGAGACGGTTTCCACGCCGCTCGAGGCGAACGTGCCGTAGTTTTCGACCAGGCGGATCACGCGGCTGGCGAACTCCTCGGGGACGAGGGCTCCGCCGGCTGCGTTGCTGCCTTCGTTGAGGGCGCGGGCTTCGACGCCGTGGTCTCGGCACCACCGGAGGTCATCGGAGTTGCGGAACACGGTCCCGCGAATCCAGCGACCAACGCGGTAGGCGCTCTCGACAGCGTCGGGGCCATCGTTGTAGGCCCGAAGGGTCGTGTGATGCGGGTGGATGGCCCGAATCTCGACCTTCTTCTCTTCGACAGCCGGAGCCGCCTCGACCGCCTTCGCCGGCGCAGCCCGCTCGAACACCGCCCGAAGTTCCGCCTCCTTGGCGGCGAGCTTCTGCTCGAACTCGAGGTCTCCCTTGACCTTGTCGGCCTCGTCGGAGAGCTTCCGGAGCTCGACGGTGTGCTCCTCCGACCGCTCCTCGAGGTCGGCGAGCTCGTTCAGACGGGCGGCGATCGCCGCGGCACGGTCCTGAAGACGCTTGAGGTTCGACGCTGCCATGTTTTTCGGCCCTGCTGTTGTGCTGGCCGAAAAACGAAAACGCGACGGCCAGCGGGGTGTGGGAATCCCGCAAGCGCGCCGCGTTTGAATCCTCAAATCGCTCGCACTGCTCTCCGTGAAATCCTTCGCGGAGCTTGTGTCTACCTGTAGCCTAGTCTGGGGCGAGGAGGGCGTGCAACCTAGTCGCCGACCCATTCAACGCGAAGGCCGGGCTCGTCGTCGAAGCCCTCCCAGTCGTACCACTTCAGAAACTCGTCGCGAGACATTTTGCTCGCCGCGTCCTCGAGCCTTTTTCTTAGCCTCGCCTGGGAGTTCATGAAATTCTCCTCAATGAGCCCAGACCAACTTCTGTCGTGCTCCGAGATCGAGCTCCATTCTCGCATCGTGATTTTGATCTTGCTTGTCATGCCTTCTTCTTCTTTGGTGCTTTCGCCTTCGGCGTCGGACCGAGCTCTTCGACGACCAGGCCGACCCTGACGTTGCTGTCGTTCGAGTGGGCGTCGACTATGCTCTTGTGCCTGGTCAGGCTGCCGGCCTTCTTCAGCGCTGCATTGTATTCGTCGAGGGTCAAGGTTTGCCCCTTCTTGAATCCGAGGCTCTGGCTCGCGGCGTGCGAGCTTTTCTTTCCCCAGATCAGGTGGACGCCCTTTACTTTGTACCTCGCGTCATCCATCGAAATAAGCTCTCGCTCTGGGGATTTTGTGTCATCAAGACCAAGAAGCCCCGCGCCGTCCCTAGACCTCTTTGATTTCACGACAGTCACGATGACGCCCTCTGATCCAGAAGAGAAGCCCCACGCTTTTTCGTAGCGGGTTGAGAAAGACGCGAAAACTCCAGGCTTGCCTTCCTTTCTTGCGTTCGTGAATGCCTTGCTCTCGATCCATTTCCTGAGCTGTTCTGGGGGAATGCCAGACATTCCTCTGTGCGTTGGCCCGCCGACAAACAGCGGGAGCTTCTGCACCCCTGTCCTGAAATTGTCGAGATGCTTCTTCCACAAATCCCTGATTTTGGCGGACGAAAATGATTCTGGGCTTTCGACCATTTGGTGAATCGAATCGGGGCTTTGGGTCCACTTCTCGAATGCGGCCTTTTCGCCGGGCGACAGATCCTTCTCGAGACCCTTTCCGACCTCCTTCCTCTCCTTCCATGTCATGCCGGCGTGAGTCTGCCTCGCGGCTATCGCCTGCTGGACGCTTTTCGGCGCATTCTTCGGGATATTTTGGGGGTACGCTGGGTGAAGCTCTATGTTCTCCCAGTCGGCTGCCGTGCTGTCGAAAATCTTTCCAGACGAAGAGTCGTGTGTTGCCGGTGGCTTTGCCTTGACTACGGCCGGCTGCTTCACCTTGCCGGCTGGCGTCTTGAAGTCTTTCTGCCACTTGAGAAGGCTGTCGAACCTCTTCTCGAGCGCCGCGCGGAGCTCTGGCGTCTTGGCTGCAGCCAGGATCGCCTCTTTTTTCTTCATCAGCGCCGTGATCTGAGAGCTGACTTCCTTGTTCGTGATGCCGCCAAAAACGCTTGCGGCAGACGGATTGATTGACGAGTCGCGAAGCCCGTTCAGTTCCTTGGAAACGTCTGGCCCGAAGTCCTTGGTCGCCCCCTGGGCGCGGAACGTGAGCGATCCGCCGTTGTCCACTCGGAATACCTTGCCGCCCTTGCCGACAACGATGTTGTCGAGCTTCATGCCGACGACGTCTCGATTGCCCAGCAGCGCGTCGACTACGAAATCCTTGCGGAGTCTCTTGACCGCGGCCTCGTACTGCTTCGGGTTGCTTGTCTTGAGCTCGTCGAGCGTCTTGCCCTTGATGAACTCGGCGACCTTCTGCGGGCCGTCTGGCGTGTCGTGGACTTGCTGCTTCGGTACGTTTACGCCGGCAGCCCTGTAGAGCTCGTCAGCGTCGGACTCACTTTTGATGTGGGCCGCAGACTTTCCGCCCTTGATGACATACTCGTTGCCGGCAGCGTCTTTCGCGAGCGTCGCGCCTGTTGAGCCGCCGAGCGTTTTGATCTTCGTCAGATCTTTCGGATTCGGGGTCGAAGCCGGCGGATCTGGCGGAGGTGGCGTGTCGGGCTTTTTGTACGGCGCTGGCTTGCCTTTTTCTGCTGTCTTGGCGGCTGCCGCTGCCTTCGCTTCAGCGATCTCCTGGGCCAGGCTCTTCGGCGTGCCGACGACTTTGATGCCTTGATTGGCCTTGTTGACTTTGATCTGGTTGACGTCGACAGATTTGTCTCCAACAATCTGCAGCTTTTCGTTGGCTTTCTTTTTTCGGATGACTTTCAGCATCTCGGCTCGTTTTTTTGCCGCTGCCTCGGCCCGAGCCTTGTTCTCCTCTGCCGCCTTGGCGTCCTTCTCCTTCTTGCGAATGGCGGCTTTTTTGCGGGCGGCCCGAATCTTCGCCTGCTTTGTTGCTTGCTTCAGGATTCCTGCCTTGGCTGCAAGGGCCTCCTTCGTGGCAGGAAGGCTCGCTGCCTTGGCTGACTTGCCGCCTTGCGAGAACGACTTTGGGAGGTTCGGAATCCCGTCCTCCTTCTGGCAGTTGTTGCCGGCCTTGAACCCGCCGGCGCCTGTGCCGCAGGCTGAACCCGGCGCGTTCTTGAACTTGTTGACGCGGCCTGCTTTGCCGGGCTTTTTCCTGGGTCGCCGCTTGCCAGGCTTGGCGCGGCTCTCCTGCGAGAGCAAGTGCAGGGCTTTCTCGAGCGCTTCGCGGAGGCGGTCCAGCACGATGCTACCCCTCGACGATGTCTACGCGCAGCCTCGTCCCGGCCGTGCCGATCGCCTGGTAGTCGGAGCCGCTCGACATTCTGAAGATCGCCGGCTCGCCTGCCCGAAGGGTCGCAAGGCTGACGAACGATCCGCCGGCGTCGATGCCGATCTGGGCGGTCGAGGCCGTCGCCGTGGACAGGTTGCGAAGGAATGCCATTCCGACGGCGGAGAGGCCGGCCGTGCTGACGGAAGCCGCGTTCGTCGTGAGCGTGTACGTCACCGACTTCATGCCTGTCTGTGCCATGCTGGCGGTGACGCCGGAAACGCTGACCTGATTCGACAGGTAGCCTTTCTCAACCCTGAGAGAGATGCTGTAGTTGACGTCTGACATTGGCTTCTCCTATTTCGTCGTTCGTGCGACCGACTCCAGCGACTTCGCCTTGAGCCTGGCGGCCGCACCCTCTGCGTCGATGCTTCTGGCCTGCGGCTCCGCCGGGGCCGGCTCTTCTTCGCCGATGGACTCCAGCGGGTCTTCCATCGAGAGCTTCTCGTTCGGGATGATCCAGAAGCGGCAGAGCCCCTCTTCCGCAATCTCACCCTCGACGATGTCGCAGGTGCCGCCCTGGTTGAAGAAGACGCAGTTCGCGCAGTTCATGCCCTGGCTGCCGAACTGGCTCTTCTTCGCGTAGCCGCACCCGTCTGGGCCGTCCTGCGGCCAGGGGCCGTTCTCGCCGGCGATCTTCTCGAGCGCCTCGTAGAGGTCATAGTTGGCGGCGGAGAGGCTGCCGGCCGTCGGCTCCTCGAGCATGGACGGCTCTTCGTCCTCCTCGGCGCGGACCTCGACGGCTGGCTCCTCGACGCTCCGCTTCATTGCGGCAGACTTGCGAGCCGACCAGTTCTTGCCGGCGTTTCCGCCCCACAGAAGCCAGGCCACATAAGCTGGGCTGTAATCTGGTGCCTGGTCCCAGCCTGGCGTCTTGCTCGCTTCGTGCCTCTTGAACCATGCGGCCATTTCGACGACATGATCCTCGGTGAGCCGCTCGCGGCGGGCGATCTTGCGGGCGCGGGCCACAGTTTCGGGCTTCAGCCCGTCACCAGACTTGCCCTCCTCGTGCAGCTTGAGTCCGCGCTTCGCTGCTGACGCCATGCCGGAGGTGGGCTTCAGTCCGGAAGGCTTTGGCTCTTCGCGAGTTTCGGCGGCGTGCTCGAGCGCGCGGCGGCTGACGAACGACTCCGTGGCGCTGTAGGCCGGCTTCAGGACCGGACCAACATCGAATAAGCCGTCGATGTCCCGAATCTCTCTGATCTGACGGCCCTGCTGATCGCGGGACCAGTTTTCCCCAGAGCCTTTGACGCGGAAGGCGAATGAGCTTCCGCGGACGTCGCCTCTTTCGATCGCCTCAACGACGTCAGCCCGAGACTCCGGCGCGTCGACCTCGTAGCGCAGGCCCTTCTCGTCAACGGAGATGCGGAGCGTGCCGGCGGACTCGCGGCCGAGGATGAACATCGGGTCGTGGTTGTAGAGGGCCACGACGTCGGTACCTCGCTTTATGACGCCGTCGAAGGCGCCTGGGGAAATTCTCTCGACAAAGCCGCCGAGATCCTGGCTGTCGGAGTTGAAGAGGGCCGCGTATCCGCGGATCGTGACCTTCTTCTTCCCGGTCTTGTCGCACATGCACCGTTCGACGACCGATTCGGTCTCGATCAGCCGGCGTTCAACGTCGTCTCTACTCTGTCCGTCCATGTGTCCGTAACCTCCTCGTATGGCTTGCCGGAGCGGTGGCACTCCAGCAGCAGATCGCGGCTCTTCTCCATCCAAGCCGCGGCAAACTCATCAATGTGTCGACCCGTAGCCTCTGCGGCGTCGCAAAGCTCCGTCTTCATTCGCTTCTCGTGGGCCTCGAGCCAGGCGGCGATCTTTGCCGGCTTGCCTCGCCGCTCGATGATCCCGTCGGCCTCGATGGCGGCCAGCTTGCGGAGCGTCTGCTTGAAGAGGACTTCGGCGGCCGATCTGGCGGCAGGTTCCTCCGCAGGGGCGGCAGGCACTTCTTCTGCTGGCGGCGGCTCTGCAGCAGGAGGCTCTGCTGGCGGGGCTGCCGGCTCCTCCGCAGGAGGAGCCGGTGGCTCGACCACAAAGTTCTCAAGCAGAGCCATATTCACCTGCACGAAGCGCTTGTCGCCCTCGTCAATCGGGTTCATGCCTTCGCTGGCTCTGATTTCATTGATCGAAAGAACGCCGAGGGACCAGAGCTCACGGTAGTAGCTCGCCCGGCCGGCGTTGTCGCCTCGCATGAGCCCGCGGACGTCGAACTCCGCGAAGTAGTTCTCGTCGTCGATGATCAGGTCTCGCCTGCAGGCACTTTCCCAGCGGCGCAGGTGCGGCACGAGCGAGAACGTGACGAAGTCGAGGCCCTGCTGCTCAACCGAGCTGTAGGAGCTTTTCGTCAAATCGCCGATCATGTAAACCGGCACGCGAAAGGCGCGCGCGATTTCCTCGACTTGGTAGCGCCTGGTCTCAATGAGCATTGCAGAAGCATTGTTCAGCGTGAGCTCACGGACCTTGATGCCGTGCGGCAGTACGGCCGTCTTGCTCGCGCGGTCGGGGCCTCGGTGCATATCCTCCCAGCTCTGCCGGAGCCGCTGCGCTGTCTCTGGCTTGAGCGGCTGATCGCTCTCGAGCACCATGCCCGGCCTCGCGCCGTTGCCAAAAAATGCGCTCGAGTGCAGCTCGGTCGCTCGAGCGAGGCCGATGGCTTCGCGTGATAGCGTGGTGGGAACGTACCCCGTGACCCCGTCCTGCGTCAGCCAGCGAAGGTGAAAAATTTGATCCTGCGAGTAGTTCTTCGGCTCGGCCTGCCCTGGCTCGGTGTAGAGGTATCGGAGCCTGCCGTTCTTGAGGCGCTCGCACTTCATCCTGCTTGGGTGAAGCGGCCAGAGCTCCGTGACTGCCCCGAGCTTGCCTGGGACGATGAGGGCGTATGCGTTGCCCCACAGAAGCAGCCACGACTGCATGAGCTCGCGGAACTCGAAGCTCGTCATCCAGCCATTCGGCTGCTCGGCCAGAAGCGTGTGCAGCGGCATCCCGGCCGCGATCTCCTTTCCGCCGTCAGCTCGCCGGCGGAACAGCGAGAATGGAAGTGCGGCGACCGATTCGCTGATCACCCGAACGCAGGCCAATACGGCACTGCACTGGAGGGCCGCCTCCGGAGAGATGAACACGCCGGACGCTGTTTTGCGTTGCTCGACGATCTCCTCGAAGACCCTGGAGACGCCGCTTCTGACCTCGAGAATATCTTCGATGACGGCTGATTCTTCGCTCACTAGATCACCATGATTTCAGGTTCGATCTGCGGGCCGTAGGTCTCTCCGCTGGCGAGCGCCAGGGCCATGATGCAGGCGAGGATGCCGTCGATGCGGCCAATGTCGTGAGAATGCTTCTTGACTGGCTTGATGAGCCCCTCGTCGTTCGTCTTGATCTGCACGTTGCTGGCCTGCCATGCGAGGACGGGGTTTCCGGCGTGGCGGATTTTGTTGCCGATCACGAGGGTCTCGAGCATCTTCGTAGGCGCATTCATCGGGCCAAAAGCCTGTCCGTAGGGGTGAACGACCTGCCCCTCGGCCGATAATTGCGTCATCAGGTGGACTGCATTCCAGCGGTCCACCGCTATGCCCTTCACCCAGTTCTTCTCACAAAACTCGAGGATGTAGTCACGAATTACGTCGTAATCCGTCACATCTCCCTCCGTTATTCTAACAAAACCATCCTTCACCCACTGGCTATACGGCACCCTGTCTTGCTTCTCGCGCTTCTCTGAGTTGTCCTCTGGAATCCAGAACATCGCCTTGATGTCGAAGCTGCCGTCAGCGTCAGGCCACACGGCGACGAACGCTGTCGTGTCGTAGGTGCTCGCGAGGTCGAGCCCGCAGTAGCAAGGGCGGCCTGCTGTGCTTCGCAGCTCTCCGGAGCAGGCGTCCCAAGCACCATGCTTCAGCCACTTCGATTCGTTGGCCGTCCATTGGTTCAAGTGGAGGCGACGGAAGGTGAGCTCGTCGCTTGCGGACTCCTTCGCCTGCGCCGCCATCTTCTCGAAGTAGTCTTCTTTGATGGTCACGCCGTAGTTCGGGTTCGCGGCTCGCCAGGTGGACTCCTCGAACGGGTCCGACGCCGGATCGGCCGCGAAAATACAGGGCAGGAACGTGGGGTCGTGGATGAGCCCGTCCCTCACTTTTTCTGCGTACTGCCAGATCTGGTAGCAGATGCTCTGCCGGTCGAATCCGGCTGTCGTGATGAGGACAGTGAGCGGCTGCCGGCGGGCGCCAGTGCTCGTGTTCAGGACGTCATAGAGCTCCCTGTCCTTCTGAACGTGGAACTCGTCGAACAGGATCATCGAGCAGCCGTAGCCGTGCTTTGTAGCCGACTCGCTGGAAATGACCTTGAGCGTGCTGTTGGTCTGCGGGACCGTGATGGCTTTGCGGTAGATCTTGCAGACCTTCGACAGGGTCTCGTTTCCCTCGACCATCTGCTTCGCTGCGTCGAACAGAATTGACGCCTGCTCCCGGTCGCCGGCGACGCAGACGATCTCCGCGCCTGGCTCGTTGTCGGCACAGAGCCCAAACAGTCCAACGCCGGCCGACACCTGGGTCTTTCCGTTTTTGCGAGGAACGGCGAGCAGGGAGGTTCTGTATTGGCGGAGCCCGTCGGGCCTCTTCGTATTGAAGAGCTTATGGAGGTACTCCCGCTGCCAGGGAAAGAGATTGAATGGCTTCCCGGCGTGCTCGCCTCGGGAGTGCTTCAGGCAGGATATGAAGTCGCAGATGTCAACCACTGGAGAGCAGCTTTGCCATCGGGTCGGCGACTTGGGTTCGCCGTTCCGCTGCTGCCATCCCTAGCCGAGTCCTGTCCGCCGGCGTGAATCCAAGCGCCGTCTCGAGCTGTCGAAGCTGGTCGTGGCAGGCCGAGGCCTGCGCGAAAGCCGGGGTCGGCTTGGCGGACTTCATCTCGCCCTGCCGGCCGGTCATTGAGAGATAGTGCATCGTCTCGCCGGCCATCGCCTCTTCGGCGGAATACCAGCGATCGAGGGTCGCCGCGTACCGGACGACAACGTGCTTGTCAGTCTTGGCGAGCACGCCCATTGCATCGAGATTGATGCACGACTCGACGAAGAACTCCTTGGCGCGATCCCGCAGAAATGCCGGCGGTTCCGGCAGTTCCTCGTAGAATTCGCCGAGCTCGTCGCGCTTGTTTGCTCGCCAGGAGCCGTTCAGTGCGAGAACGTGCTTCGGCTTCGGCGCAGGGCCTCTGGGCATTTGACAATGCTCCTATGGTTACTAGACTACACCAACACACATGAGCCGTGCCGATAGTCCGCCGGGGCGTTTTCGCTCAAATTTGTGATCGCGTGCGGGGCCT